GTCTACGCGCGTAACCTTGCGTCAGGTCTTGTCTCTGGCAAATCTTCCCCGACGAGCCTTTGGTTTCGCCTGCGGGTTGGCTATTTCGACTCAACCCAGACCTCGCCAGTTTCGCTTTGGCTTGCCGAAGTTGAGCGGATCATGTATTTGATCTTCTCCGAATCAAACTTCTACAATTCCATTGCCACGTTCTACTACGACCTCGTTGTCTTCGGCACATCTTCGATGCTGATCTACGAGGATTTCGACAACGTCATCAACTGCGTCAATCCCTGCCTCGGCGAATATTACGTCGACATTGACGGCAAATATCGCCCGACGATCTTCTATCGCGAGTTCACATGGACAGTGATGGCCGTTGTCCGTGAGTTTGGCTACGACAATTGTTCAGCCGCTGTGCAGGAATGCTACGACCTCAAGGACGGCTCAGGGCTGTCCCGCGAAATCATCGTGGCTCATTCAATCGAACCAAACACCGACGGGCGCGCCAAAGAATTCGGCATCCCAGAACGGTTCAAGTTCCGCGAAGCTTACTGGGAATGGGGTGGTTCAGCTTCCCCTCAGGGCGGCTCTGCCAGTCCCCCCGGCTTTCTTCGCAAGCGCGGGTACGAAGAGCAAATGGCAATCGTCGGTCGCTGGGACATTGTCTCCAACGATCCCTACGGCCGATCCCCTGCGATGGACGGGCTGCCCGATCAGAAACAGGTCCAACTCGAAACCCGTCGTAAGGCCCAAGCCATCGACAAGATGGTTAATCCTCCGCTGGTCGCAGATGTTCAGCTTAAGAACCAGCCTGCGAACCTGACTCCCGGCGGTATCACCTTTGTCTCTGGCTACTCAGCCTCTGGCAAACCCGGCTTCGCCTCAGTCTACGACACCAAGTTCCCAATCCAAGAAATCACGGCCGACCTCGAAGAAGTCAAAGGACGTCTCGCGGAGATTTTCTTCAATGATGTGCTTCGAACAGCTTCGCAATACGAGACTCGATCCAATGTTACTGCCGTCGAGTGGGACCTACGTAAATCCGAATCTCTCGTTATGCTCGGACCTGCACTTGAACGAATCGACAATGAAGTCCTTAGACCAGTGCTTGAGCGAGTCTTTGCGGTTGCAAATCGAGCCGGGATCATCCCTCCAGCCCCACCTGAAATCCAAAACCAAATGATGACCATCGACTTCGTATCCATGCTCGCTCAGGCCCAGCAAGCCACCAAGGCCGGATCGATCGAACGCGTGCTTTCCTTGGCCGGCAACATGGCAGGCGTCATCCCCGGCTCCACGGACAAGATCAACTTCGACTACGCGCTTGACAAATACTCCAGTCTACTGAACAATGATCCTAAGATGATGAAAACAGATGACGAAGTTGCCCAGATTCGTGAGCAGCGGGCGCATCAAGAGCAAGCGGCCCAGCAGGCGGAAATTGCTGAGAAGCTTGCCCGCGGCGCCAAGACGATGGCATCGGCTGATGGCGGCGGACCTAGTCCGCTGCAACAGATGGCCGGAGCGACCGGCTAATGCGCAATGCCTCCGAACGGAAAGACATTCGCCGATATGAGAAAGCCGCGAAGATCGCCGAGCAGGACCGGATCAACTTCATCGTCGCAGCTATGTCAACATCGGCTGGTCGAACATATTTCCGTGACCTTCTCGCAAGTTGTCATATCTTCGCGGACCCATTCACGGGCGATGCTTTGCTCGAAGCCTATTCCAAAGGCGAACGCAACATCGGGTTGAAAATCTACAACGACATTGTAACTAATTGTCCAGACTACTTTGTCTTGATGATGAAAGAAGCCAACATAGCGGAGCAAGTTAATGAGCGACGGGACAGCGACGATAGAGACACCGACGATACCGATGGAAACCCCGATGGGGAACTCGCCGGAAGCGCGGACTGAGACGGGAGAAATCATTGACCAATCCAGATCAGCTGAACCTGCCGGAAATGCAACCGCCCCAGCCGCAGGGGACAAACCCGTCGTCCCAGAGTCCTACTCCGATTTTTCTATCCCCGAAGGACATACTCTCGACGCAGCCACCATTGAATCTGCAACCCCCATCTTCCGAGAACTTGGTCTCTCTCAAGAACAGGCTCAGAAGCTTGTAGATTTCTACTCGGCGAAGATTGGCGAAATCAACACGCAGAACGAAGGCTTCATGGAGCAGATGCGCACGGAGTGGCGCTCGCAGCTTCAAGCCGATAAGGATATTGGCGGAAAGCTTGACGCGGTAAAGGTTGATATCGGCCGAGCCCTTGACCGAATTCCCGAAGGCGTCCGCACTGCCTATAAGGAAGCTATGGACTTGACTGGCGCTGGGGACAACCCTGCCATCATCAAAGCCATGTATTCCCTTGCCCAGCTTGTGAACGAAGGCACCCCTGTTCGCGGGGACAACCCTTCGCCACATGGACAGTCTCGTACAGGCGTTGAATCCAAGCCGTCACCGGCGGCTGCGATGTATCCCAACCTCCCGAAACGCTAAGCCCTACTAGGGATGAACGCGATGGCCAGATTAGTTTTCGGATCATCTAACCTTAAGGAACTTTGAAATGGCTACTGTTGGCTCCCTTGCAATAACGTATGCCGACTGGGCGAAAAGAATGGACGACGGCTACAAGGTCGCGTCTATCATCGAAATCCTCTCCCAGACCAATGAAATCCTTGACGACATGCTCGTCATGGAAGGCAATCTCCCGACCGGTCACAAGACCACGATCCGCACGGGCCTGCCTCAGGCTACGTGGCGTCTGTTGAACGCCGGTGTCCCGAATGCTAAGTCCACGACTGCGCAGATCGTCGACACCTGCGGCAATCTTGAAACCTACGCGGTTATCGACAAGGATATCGCGGACCTCAACGGCAACACCGCTGACTTCCGTCTGTCTGAGGTTCGCGCCTTTCTCGAAGGCATGAGCCAGCAGGTCGCCTCCACGCTGATCTACGGCAACCAGCAAACCAACCCGGAACGCTTCACTGGTCTGGCCCCGCGCTATTCCACGAAGACCGCGGCCAACTCTGCGACGGCTGCGAACGTTCTCGACGCTGGTGGTACGTCTTCGACCAACACTTCGATCTGGACGCTGGTCTGGGGCGACGACACCCTCCACGGCACCTTCCCAAAGGGCAAGATGACCGGCCTCCAGCACAAGGACATGGGCGAGTGGCCTGTGGCCGATGCCTCGGGCAATACCTATCAGGCCTACCGCGATCACTTCAAATGGGAAATCGGTCTGGTCCTTCGTGACTGGCGCTACTGCGCCCGTATCGCGAACGTGGATGTGAATCAGCTGACTGGCGTTTCGGCTGCGAACCTGATCAATCTTCTGGTCCGCGCGCTCTATCGCCTGCCGACTGCTCCCTCGGGTGCAACGGCGATTCAGTCCTCTGACACCCCGGCTGTCCGCGGTAACATGGGCCGCACGGTGATCTACTGCAACCGTGTGGTTCGCACCTACCTCGACTTGCAGGCGATGAACAAGACCAACGTCCTGCTCCGTCTCGAAGAGTGGGATGGCAAGGTCGTCACCACGTTCCGCGGCATTCCGGTTCGTACGTGTGACGCAATTTTGAACAATGAGGCGCAGGTTGTTTAGGATCTGATCGCAAGTCATTAGTCCTAAACACAAAAAGGAACTCAAACCATGATTCTCGACAATCTTCTCACCTTCACCGGCACGTCTAACGGCGCGTCTGGTGGTATCACGGCCGGTGCCCAGACCGATCTGCCGACGACCGGCACTCAGGCTGCGTCTAACATCATCGACCTTGGCGTCGCCAGCGGTGTCCCTAGCTCTGCCAATGGCGGCGGTGCTCGCGATATCGGTGCAGGCGGCGATCCGGCAATGAAGCTTTCGGCGCTTGTCACTACGGCAATCACCGGCGGCACCAGTCTCCAGCTTCAGTTGCAGGGCGCTCCGGACAACGGTTCTGGCGCTCCCGGCTCCTACACCACGATGTGGCAGGGTTCGGCTATTGCCGAGGCCTCGCTTGTCGCCGGTGCGCAGCTGGCTAACATCGACGTTCCGCGTCCGGCTCCGGGTCAGGCTCTGCCTCGTTACCTCAAGCTGAACTTTATCTCGGTCGGTACCCATTCTGCGGGTGCTATCAACTGTGGTATCGTGCTTGATCGTGACGACCAGATTCTTGGCACCGGCGGTGTCTACTCTGGTTACCCCGCCGGCCTCACGGTCGCCAACTAAAAGGACCCCTGCCATGATTCGCAAGCTTCTCCTTGGAACTGTGGCAGGGTTCGCACTTACTGGTGCGGCCCTTGCTCAGATCAACTCTGTCCCTCAGGTC